TAATTTTATAAGAGTGTGATAATGTTCGGCTTTTTTTGCGCTCATGGTTGCTATTGCTATTTTTTTATTTTGATATAATAAATCAAAAATTTCATGATCAAATTCATTAATAAAATTAGTAATATATAAAGTTTTATTATTACGCTTATTTAAATTTTCAATATTGAAAGCTCTTTTAAAATGATTCATAAAATGAAAACTTCTATTATCTAAATCACCATCTAAACTAATTATATTATCACATTTGTGTAGTAATTGCTCTAAATATTCAAATGTTTGTCTGGCTTTTCCAGAAAATGTTTTTTCAGAATTAAATTGATTTAATAAACTTTCAATCTCATCTAACATTATTAAATCATATTTATGAATTATATTATATGTTATGCCGTCTATTTCTTCAGTTTTTTCAAAATTTTCTAATCTTAATAAGCTTTCTAATTGAATAATTAATCTATTAGAATCTAATCTACCATCTCTATAATCTTCAAATTCTAAATCTTTAAAATTTTTTAGAATATCATCTGATAATGTTTTTCTAAATGATAACCATAAAATTTTTTTAGGATTATATTGTTTAATTACTTGGTGAATAAGTTGAGTTTTTGAACTGCCATAAGGTGATTTAATATTGATAGATTTATATTTATTATTTTTAATTAAGTCGTCAAAATATTGAATTAAATCATCATCAATTTCTAAATTTTTTTTAGTTAAATATTCTTTATCAATCTTAATAGAAATATTTTTATCATGTTCAATTTGTTTTAATCTATTTTGTTTTTGTTCTTGTAGATGACTAAAATATTCAATATTACATTTTTTTACCCAATGCCACAATGAATTTATATTTAATTTTTTACCTGCATTCATATTGAAAGATGCCCATTTTTTTTCACAATCACCATCTCTATATTTTTTACTCTTTTGTGAAATTTCAATATATTTCTCAACTGTTGAACCAATGTTATAAAGTAATAAACCTAAATCAATCCAATTTTTATAATCATCTGTCCATTCAGTTGATAATCCATTTAATAATACATCTAAGTCTTCTATATTTGATGGTGTTGATGTTGTTGTAATAATTTCAACTTGTTTTTTTGTTTTCTTTTCTTTTGGTTTTGGTTCTTCTTTTGGTTTATATTCAAAAAAATATTTTTTTAAATTGATACTATTAGATTTATCAATGTGTTGAAGAACAAAATCTTTTATTTTTCCGTTTTGAATAATGTGAGGGTGTTTAGTAATATTTTTTTTTTCTCTCATGCATTGATTGGGCAGTCTGAACCATGATTTATTTCCATAAACTGATTTATCAATCTTATAATTATATAAATTTTTTATTTCTTCAACAACTAATGATAAATTTTCTAACTCGCTGTAAAATTTAGGTATAGTAATATGATATGAACCGCATTTTTTAAATTTTTGATCATTTGTAGTATATTTAATATCTTTGTCTTCTAGTTTCAAATTTAATTTATTTGTAAAAAAATCTAGTAATGATGATTTAATAGTTTCAATTTTTAAGCCTTCAACTTCTATATCTAAAAAAAATTTGTATTGGTTGCCTTTGTATAATCTTTCATGATATCCATGATCATTTTCTAATGATGGTATAGTGTCATTATATATTTCTTTTAGTTCATTTGCCATCTCATCACTTGTATAATAAGTTTTTAATTTATAAAATTCCATATTATATATAATATATAATAAGATTTTATTTTTAAATACTTTTTTTTAAAAAAAATATTTTCTATATATTTTTTTTAAAGTAAAAATTTTATACTTGATATAATAACGCTAATGTCGGATGTAATTCATTTTCTGCTTGTCTTTTCTTTTCATCTCTAATCTTCTTCTGTTCTACTTTTTTCTTTAACATTTCTTTATACTTTTCTGGTTGTTCTTCTTTAATTTTATTATAATGTGTTTTGTTGTTTTTTCTTGCGTTCTCTTTATGTTCCTTTATCCATTTTTTAGAGCATTCATTAGTGCGTTGTTTTATCTTCAAATATTTTTCAAAACCTTTTTTAATTTCTTCGATGTTATATTCCATACTATATATAATATATAATAGATATTTTTTTAAATAGTTTTTTAAATATTTTTTTTAAATGTTTTTAATAGGCTGGTATATCAGTATTGACACCAAAAACATTAATTTGATTTACAGAACTATCGCCACCAATAACCTGTAATTGTATAGAAAATGTCGCGGTATTATTTGGGACAGATTGAGAGAGAAGAGAATAACCAATACAAACACAGCCAGCAACATTATCGGAAAGAGGGACAAAATTCCAGATGTAAGTTGATGCGTTTTGATATCCTGGAAAATTAAAGGTAATAGGGATTGATTGAGTTCCTTGAATTAATACAGAAGATGAAGGGACATAATTAGTTCCAATTAATCCACCGATAAAACCACTTGCTTGAACATAATTAGCAACAGTTAAAACGTTTGGTTTATAACAATTCATTGGTGCTTGGTCTCCATTATTTACAACAACAATTTGAGTCGCGTTTATAGTTCCCGATGAGCTAATATTTGGGACGGCTAAAATATCATTTCCGCTACATGTAAGAGATACATCATTAGCTCCAGATTCTAAAACAACAGAACCAGTTGAAACAGATGTAGGAACAATAATACTGTTGTTTATTGTCATTGTTGCGTTTGCAGTGCAATACATAGATGCTGAAGCAGTAGCGCTAGCTAGAACAATACCACCATTATTAGAAGCGTTGGAATTAGAAAAAACAACAGCCTCTAAACCACCATAAATATTATAAGCATCTTGTCCAGTTGTATTTAAATAAATATCTGGTGTTGTAATTCCATTTTGATTTAAAACATTAGCTCCAATTGTTGCAGAACTACAATCAATAGCTACACCATTTAAAGTAATACCAGTTTTAGAACTTGAAAAATTAGCAGATGATGGAACATATCCAGAAACACCAACATATTGAGAATTATCAATAGTTAAATTAGAAAGTGTTAAATCTTGATTAAATAAAGTTTTGTCAGACATCTTTTATATATAAATATATAATATATTTTTTTTTATAATATTTATAATTTTTTAATTATAACATATATAGAAATTTACAGCTAAATAAGGCGGTGAAATATTAACACCATTTAAACCACTTACTGAATCTATAGATTGAATATTTGAACCGGTATTATTTATTATTATACCGGTCTCATTATAGGTTGTTGTGGATGTTTCGCTAGGTAAAACACAACTATAAGAATTTGGAGGTGGTAATAAAAGCGGGTAAATAACTTCACCTATTTGTGTAGTATGAAAATGTCCCTCATCTGTTATAGTGTGATTATGTTCAGGAACTTTATCCAAAATTGGCGGAACAGAAGACGATGAACCACCAAAAAAACAACTTGGTGAAAATGTGTTATTCGCTCCTGCTTGATTATTACCCGTTGCAAAATTAGAAACGGGACAATTTAAAGCATTTTGTCCATTTGCTCCAATCGGAAAAGCAGACTGAAAATTCGGAAGATTAAAATTTATTGTATCGCCCCCGTATGTATTGCCGATTACATTATATAAATTTTGATAATTTGCAACTGGTAAAGATTGCCCATTACATAATAAATAATTTTCTGGTGTGATTGTAGATAGAATCATTTTTATACTTCCAATTTTTCGGACTGAAATAGAACTATTTTGAATAGTCGGGTTTCCTGTAAAATTAACATTATTTGAAATTGTTGGAACTGATAAATTATTTGTTAAATTTAAATTTGGACCTGATAAAACACCTGTAAAAGTTGGATTATTAACGGGTAAATAATTTACTATAACGCTACTACCCAATTTTGAACATATTTTAAATTTGCTATCAAACTTAAATTATTTTGTGTTATTGGTTGATCAGTAGCTATAGTATTATTAAAAAATTCTTGTTGTAAAACTTGTTGATTTATTCCGCTATGATATGACATATATAATTATATTATATAAAAATTAATTATAACATATAAAATAAAAAACGCTCAAATATGGAGGTGTTAAATTAACGCCAGTTAATCCACTTACTGAATCTATAGATTGAATATTTTCACCTGTGCTATTTATTACAATATTTGTTAAAGCGTCATCTGTATTATATGGATTTGGAAAATTTGAAGATAAATATAAAGTTGAAAATGGTCCGGCGTATGGTGGTTGTCCAATTTCAATATCAACATTATTACTTTCTGCGTAAGGTTGAATATGTGCATGTGTCGGGTCGGTTATTGTGTGGTTATGTTGTGATATTTTATATATTACTGGAGCAATAGGAGACGAAGCCCCACCAAAATTTGAAGAAGTTGAAAAATTACCGCCGTTAAAATTAGACGCCGGAACAGTTCGGGATAAACTAGTTATTGAACCATTACCACCAATCGGAAAACGTGATGAAAAATTTGGCAACGTGAAAGTTGTCGCTGTTGATGCCCCGTAAATATTACCTATTATATTATATAATTTTTGATATTGTGAAATTGAAACAACTGAACCATCACATAAAATATAATTAGGAGGAGCTATATTATTAAATGAAATTTGTATTTCCCCAATAATATTTTTTTCAATCTGAATATTATTTATGGTTGGAATATTTAAAAAATTTGTATCAGATGAAACTGATTGAATTGATGAACTATTATTTAAATTTAAAGTTGAGCCGGTCATAGTTCCGGTAAAAGTAGGATTATTTACAGTTAAAAAATTATTTAATATATTCATCCCCCAATCTTGAACATATTTAAGATTAGCCATGAGACTTAAATTAGTTTGTGTTATTGGTTCATCTTGTGTTGAATAATTATCAAATAATATTTGATCAAAAATTTTATTATTTAATCCAGAATGATAACTCATATAATATATATTATTAAAAAATATTTTTTTATATTTTAATATTATAAATGTCATCTAGAACAATTTTAGATAATAATTTTGCTTTCAATAATTTGAGTGTTAAATCGCTTATATTTGGTGATAATTCAAAACAAATAACCGCTTATACAGGAACACCAACACCAACACCAACCAATTACTTATATGATGTTTCTTTAAATCTATCATGTTCAACCGGTTCAGCCAATCTACAAAATAATTTAATAATTTTAAATTCTAATCTTTCAACAAGTTCATTATATTTTTATGATGCTAGTAATAATCCTATTAATAATTTTTTAATAACTTTTTCTAATACTTTTACAAGTGATTTAATAATAACAATTTTAAATAATATGACTATAAAACCTATAAATCCCACATCTGCATTCTGTTATATTATAAATAATAATGATGGTAATCTAACTTATGGAACTATTAATTTATTAACTAATGGCAATTTAACTATCAATTTTAATAATATACAAATTCAATCAACATCAACATTTACAATTTATTTATCAACTTTTAATTTTATTTGAATAAGCCCGATAATTAACATTTAATTTTTTATTTTTTTTTAGTAAATTGAATGAGGTATTTTAAAAATAGGGGATTTATTAGGAAACTTATTTTATATATAAAAAGAAAACCAATAAATCCCCTAAAAAAAAATTACCTCTTTCAATTTACTAAAAAAAAATAAAAAATTAAATGTTTATTTTTTTCGCCCTCATAATTATATATATAATGGATTATATGGTATCATCTAACGATTTAAAAAATGTTTTAGGGGACGATTTAAAGATTATAAGTTTTAGCCAATTAAAAAATTATAAAAATATCTATGAACTACTACCAGAGAAAAAAGATTATTGTGTCATTTTTTATACCGATGATATAAAAAATGGTGTTAATATTGGTCATTGGACTTGTTTATTGAGATATAAAAACTACTTTGAATTTTTTGATTCTTATGGATTAACAGAAAATCAAGAATTAAAATTTATTTCACCAGATAAAAAAAAGAGATTTGGAGAAGAAACAGATTATTTATATAAATTATTAAAACCAGTTAAACACGATTATAATCATCATGATTATCAAGCATGGAATGATCACACGACGACATGCGGGAGATGGGTTATTCTTAGAATTTATTTATTTAAAAAGGGGATTATAACACAAAATCAATTTTATGATTTTATCATGAGGAAAAGATTAGGCGGAAAATTTAAAAGCTTTGATCAGTTAGCAGTATATTATACTGATTAAATATTTTTTATATTTAAAAATATATAAAAAATATCTAAATTATATATATATAATGTCAAGAGAAATCACACAGACTAGTAAAGATATCTATTCTAAAAATCTTATTAGATTGAATGATGGGGAACCAATAAAAAATTATAATTTTTTAAAAAAAGTAGATGATATAATGGCTAAGATAGACCATTTAAAACCAAATTCAAAAAGAACATATTTAATAAGTATTGTCTCAACATTAAAATCTAAACCTGAATTAAATAAAATTTATAAAATTTATTATGAAAAAATGATGAAGATGAATAAAGAATTAAAAGAAAATAATTCTAAATCAGAAACACAGAAAGAAAATTGGATTAGTCAAGATGATGTTCAAAAAATTTATAATGAATATGAAGAAAAATATTTACCTCTTCTAAAATTAAAAAAAGTAAATGAAAAACAATGGAATGACATTTTAGATTTTGTAGTTTTATCTTTATATGTTCTACAACAACCAAGACGAAACAAAGATTATCAATTAATGAAAGTTTTAAAATCAAATAAAGATTTAGAGGAAAATTATAAAGAATATAATTATTATTTACCAACAGAAAAAAAATTTTGTTTTTTCAATTATAAAACTGGTCATACTTATCATTTACAAGAAATAGATGTTTGTGATAAATTACAAGATATATTATTACTTTACTTAAAATTACACCCTAATAAAAAAACTAAAAATTATTTTTTATTAGTTGATTATGATGGTCAGCCATTAGAACAAGTTAATGATATAACAAGAATTTTAAACCATATTTTTAAAAGAAAAATAGGTGTAAGTATGTTAAGAAATATCAGTTTGAGTAGTAAATTTGGAGATACTTTAAAAAAATTAGAAGAGTCTGCTAAAGAAATGGGTACTTCTTCAAATGTTATAATGAATCAATATGTAAAATTAGATGATAAAAAATAATATTATTATATATTATAATGACATTATCAAAAAAGGATTTAATAGAATTAATATTATTAGGATTTAAAAAAAATAAAAAACCTAAAAAAACTAAACCAAAAAAAGAAGAACCGCTACCAGAATATTATTCTAATTCTGAAGATGAAGAACCGCCACCAGAATATTATTCTAATTCTGAAGATGAAGAACCGTTTTATTTTAATAAAGGAACAATATATGAAAATGAATCAGAATCAGAATCAGATAGTGATGAAGATTATTTAAATTTACAAGATTTAAAAACAAAAAAAGATGATGATGATGATTTTTATTTTTTCAAAGAAGATTATAATAAAGATAATGATAACGATTTTGGAATTGGTCCACGAAATTTAAATTTAGATTGGTTTGATTTAGATAGTGAAAATGAAGAAAACGAAGAAAGAGATTATAATTATTTAAAAAAAGAATATGAAAAACAACAAGAAGATAAAAATTTTGGATTAACTCCGACAAAATTAGATTTAGATTTACATGATTTAAATTTTGATATTGGTGATACATTTGGAGAAGGTAAAATGTCAATCATTCAGTCTGTTCTAGTTCCTAAATCTAAATTTACTAAAAAAGAAGCTATTAAATACGTCAAGAAACATTTTAAATTTAGAAAGATAGATGAAAATCAGAGAAAGAATTTTTATTCATTTAGACAATTTGACCCAACTAAAGGCAGTAAATACTCAACTAAAGTTCTAAAAAATGGCGTTGAGTTAGTTTTAGAATATAAACCAAAAAAAGGCGGGTCATTATCTGTAAAAACTATTTATAAAAGTATAAAAAACGGTTATAATTACCCTAATATAGAAAATTTAGATGATTATCAATATAATAAACATGGAAGTGATAAAGAAATTCAGTTATATGTAAATCATAAAGACAAAAAAATAATAATTAATTTTATTGGAACATATCATTTTTTAGATTGGTATAATAACTATAAATATGTTAAGGGACAATATACAATTACAAAAAGATATAAACGAGCAAGAGAAGCATTTATAAAAATAACAGATGATTATCCAGATTATAAAGTTGTTTTGATTGGTCATTCTCAATCTGCCGTTATAACTAGATTATTAAATCAAGAATTCCCTAATAGAATTTTTGAAGTTATAAATTTAAATGGGGCAAACCTTGGAGAAAAAGAAAAAGAAAATGAATATAATATTAGAAGTAAATTCGATTTAGTTTCATTATTACATAAACCAACATCAAGAGATGTTATAATAAAAAACGAATCAAATAATATTTTAACAGAGCACAAACCAGATATATTAAAACGATTAAATCAAGATAGAGAGATTGGAAGATAAAAATTCTATATAATATATATAATATCATATAAAAAAATATATAATATTATGTTATATGTCAGTTCCCACTTTATCAGGTAATAACCAACTTTCTATTCAGGGCGTTCATTGTTCAAATATTGGAGGGACTCCAATAATTTCACAATTCCCAACAGCACCGACCGGAAACAGTCAGGGACTTTACCACTTTACGAACGTGGACCCCGAAGGAAATAAAAAAACAGATTACTTAAATTGTAGCGCCGACCAAGCCGGAGGAGGTTTTAACTGGTGGCATTCTTCCAGCACTCAAGCCCCATCTAAATTATTAACAGTTGATAGAAACGCGACACAATTAGAAACAAAATTGAAAAATAAATTAGAAACTACAGTTTTAGATATGGCTAATAATACATTAAAGTTAGTAGATGCATCAGGAAATACCCAGCTTTTAAATGTAGAAAAAAATCACATAAGAATGGTTTCAACATCAGCGTCATCAGATATTTATCCTTATTCTATAAAAGTAGATGATTCAAATTTTATAGACCAGGCTACTTGTTATTCTAATTTACAAGTTCCATCACAAAATTACGGGACAGGTTTAGAAATAGCTAATACAAACAGTAAAGTGTTAGCAATTGCAAACCCAAATCAACCCGCCCTATTATTAAGTAATCAAGGTCAAAATATTTATAATGAATTAACAATTAATAATTTATCTATGAATGACGGAAGCAAAAGAACAGTATTTTTAAATGGTAATGATCAATCTTTAACTCTTTATGATGGTTCTAATAATTGCGTTTTATCATCTTCTGATTTAACTTTTAACGGTGTATCAATCTTTTTAGATTTAAGTCAGAGCGAAATAGATATATCACAATTACAAAAAGATGTTTCACAAAATACATTTGATATTAGTCAAAATAAACAAGACATATCACAATTACAGATTGATGTTTCACAAACACAACAAGATGTATCTAAAAATACATTTGATATTTCAAATAATACCGCATCTATAAATGCTATCAATCTTAAATTACCTCAACAAATTGTTTCTCAACTTGTTTTTTCATCTCCAGCAATTTATGCGGATAGTTCAGTTGCACCACAACAAAATTCAACCTTTCAAACTACATACGGATATTTTGGATGGGCTTACAAAAAAGCATCACCACAAGCCAGTAATGCCAAAATTAATTGGTATTTTCCTTTTCCAATTTTAAATGGAACAGTCGGGCAATTAAAAGGTTTATATTATCAAATTTTTAATAATTGTGCAAGTAGTGGCGATTTAGGGTTTTTAACTGTATATACTAAACCTACTGGAACAAACGATTATAGACCGTGGTATCATTCTTCTATGACTTATGTTGCCTCATCCAATTCTCCAGCAAATCAAACATGTCAGATGTTCATGAATATTAAAAATTTAAATTATACACCTAATTCAGTCAATATTCAAAATCAAATTTCAATGATTCAATCACCCGTTTCAAATCCAAAAGGGGACTACCAAGATGATCAACAAGTTTTATTTATTGTTTTTGGAACTAATTCAGCATCATCATTAAATAACGTTGATTTTGCATGCACAAAAATTGGAGTAATAACAGACAATTATACAACTGAATATTTATTGATGTAAAATAAATATATAATCATATGTTATATAATGCCACAAATTTTAAGAAAGTTTAAGAACGGTTATAATTATGATAATGATTTAAAAAAAACTAGTAAAGATTTAGAGATGATGGTTAAAGCTAATTTTAAAAAGAAAGATGCAGAACTAGAAAAAGATGAGAAAAAAATGGAAGGAGGTATTAAACAATCTATGAAAAAATTTGATAAGAAAGTTAGAGAAAAAATAAAAAATTTTTAATATAATAAATATCTAATATATATATATATATATATATAGATAAAATGGCATCACTAAATCTAGAAGGCGATGGGATTAAAATAGCAAAGATAAAAGATAATAATAAAAAAAAATGTAAATATGTTTTTTTAGATGAGAAAAGCGAAGCGACTAATAACTATAAAGAATTAAAAATTAAAGACGGAGAATTTCAATATATACCAGATACGAATCAAAACAGATTTATATCTTACGTTGTGGGGGCGAGTGGTTCGGGTAAGTCTTATTTTGCGTCTAATCTTGCAAAAGAATACAGGGCTTTATATCCTAAAAATCCTATTTATTTATTAAGTTATTTATCAGATGATTCTTCAATTGATAGAGTGAAAGGAATTAAACGCATACCATTAAACGATGAATTTTTAGAGGAGACTCTAGAATGTGAAGATTTAAAAAATTGTTTGACTATTTGGGATGATGTAGATTGTATTACAGATAAACAAATGAAATTAAAATTAAAAGAATTATTGACAAAAATTTTAAACACAGGACGACATACACATACAAGTTTAATTTATTTATCTCATATTGCATGTAATGGAGTTGAAACAAAAGGTCTACTTAATGAGGCACATTCAATTACTTTTTTTAATGCTACATTAGGAGGACGAACTAAGACATATTTATTAAATCAATATTTAGGATTATCCAAGTCTGAAATAGAAGCAATAAATGAGGTTGAAGGTAGAGCGATAACAATATTAAAAACTTATCCGATGGTTATGATTTCAGAGAAAGAGATACAATTAGTTAAAAATTTAGGTAAGAAAAAATAAAAGGAATTTAAAATAAAAAAAGAAAGCCTAATAATTAACATTTATTTTTTTTTATTTTTTTTATTAAATTGAATGAGGTATTTTAAAAATAGGGGATTTTTTAGGAAATTTATTATATATATAAAAAGAAAACCAATAAATCCCCTAAAAAAAAATTACCTTATTCAATTTAATAAAAAAAATAAAAAATTAAATGTTATTATATTAGGCTCATTTTATTTCTATTATATATATACTTGAATTTCCGTATTAAGTTTATGAGGAAAAAAAAATATCTAGTTTTATTATAATAATGAATAAATTTTTTAAAGATTTAAAATTTGGTCATAGATATGAAAATGAATTAGCTATCTATTTACAACCTTTTTATAAAAAAATCAATGTAATAAAAGAAAAATGTAAATTTTACGATATTATATGTTATATGGAAAATGACATAGAAGAAACTTATGAAGTTAAATCAGATAGAGTTAGTATTAGAACGGGTAATTTAGCGATTGAATACATGAGCAGAGGAAAAGAAAGCGGTATATTAATAACTAAAGCTAAATTTTACGCTTATTATATTATAAAAAATGAAACAGAATATGATTTATATATTATACCAACGGACGAAATAAAAAATAAAATAAATAATAAAGAATATAAGAAAAGTCTAAAAGGTGGCGATGGTTGGACGAGTCAAATGTATTTATTCGATTTAGCTATATTTAAAGAGTATAAAAAATAATATATATATAATTTATAATGAAAATTATATATATAAAAAAAAGTAATAAAAAAGATAAACGTTTTACGGTCTCTCTTGATGATGGTCGTGAGTTTAATTTCGGATTGAAAAACGGTTCTACATATTTGGACCACAAAGATAAAAATAAAAGATTTAATTATTGGGCTCGTCATTATGGAAATGAGAAAGAGAAGGAACTAATAGATAAATTAGAACCATCAAACAGCGTTTTCAGTGCTTACCTCTTATGGGGAAAATATACCAATCTAGAAGAAAATATTAAATGGTTAAATAAAAAATTTAGTAAAGACCTAGTTCTTTAACTTTTTTAGATGCTTCACCAAGACTGACATTATGTTTTTTCATATATTCGGCTATCACATCGCCTCGGACTTTTTCACCTCTTTTAGTTCCAATAATTTTATTTATTTTTCCGCCTCTGGTTCTTTTTTTTGTTTCTTCTTCATTTTCTCCTCTGGTTCTTTTTTTTGTTCCTTTTTCCTTTTCTATGTTAAGACTTTTGAGTCTTTCATTATTTTTTTCTTCCCATGTTTTATGAACATAATTATGTTTAGTATCATAATCTTTAATTTCTTGTTCTATTTTATCGACTTCAGCTTTATATTTATCTTTTGTTTTTGCTTGTATTGCCTTATTCATTTTTTGTTCAATTTGGTGTTTTTTCCATGTTAGTTTGTTTCTATTTTTTTCAATTTTTTCTAATCTTGCCCTTTCTTTTTTATTTGCCATTCTTTCTTTTTCTTTTTGCACTTGTTCGGCGTGTAGTTCTTTTTTAGTTTTCTTTTTTTTTAATAGTGGTTTAACTTTTTTATTATCTTCTTTAATTTGTTTAGCTACCATATCTGCCTGTTTTTTGAAAACACTGTCAAGTTTTGCGGTTTCATTTAAAATACTTTTTTGAGATTTTGGTCTTCCTTTTGGTTTTGCTGGTGCTTTTGCTTTTGATGGGGATTTTGGTTTAGGTTTTTTTTTTAATAATGATTTAAGATTTTTTTTATCTGCTTTAATTTCTTTAGCAACCATGTCAGCCTGTTTTTTGAAAACACTGTCAAGTTTTGCTGTTTCATTTAAAATACTTTTTTGACTTTTTGGTCTGCCTTTTTTTTTAACTATAGTTTCTACAACTATTTTTTCTTCTTCTTCTTCTTCTGTATCTTTATCTTTTAAAATTTCCTTTATAATTTGCTCTTTAGACATTTTTTTTAAATCTAGTTGTGGATACATTTTTTTTAAAATTGTTTCTAATTCTTTTTTAGTTCCATTTAATCCACCTTTTTCTCCATAAGTGTGATATAAAGAATCTAAATAATGTAAAGTTTCTAAGTCGTGTGGATGCATTCCAATCTCTAAAATTTGATAAAGTTCTCTAGATAATTTTTGTTTAGTTTTTTTTTGTAATTCTTTATCTGATAAATTTGGATTTATTTTTTTTAGAATATGAATATATTCCTCTTTAGTTCCTGTAATAAGTCCGCCTTTCATTCTTCCCGCACCTGCTAATAATGCAACTAATGAGGCTTTTAATGCATCTTTCCCCACTTCCTTCACGATTGGCCACGCCTCTTTCCCTAATTCTTTAGCTATAGGAATGGCATATTTTCCGACTTCTTTTCCAACATCATATAAAGCTTTTGCGCTTGGTTTAATATATTGATCATAAATTTTATTTCCTCCTTCTTCATGACTTTCATAATCTGATTCACTTTCATATTCTGATTCAGTTTCATAATCAGATTCAGATTCAGATGATGAATCAGATGAAGAATAATCAGATGATGAATAATCAGATGAAGAATAATCAGAATCTGAATGATATCCGCCGGTTAATGGCATTTTTTGGTCAAGTAAAGCCCCGCCTCTATTTATAAATTCACCATAATTATTATATTTTGAACCTCCAAATAATGGGTCAATATATAATGTTTCAGCATTATTACCTGGTTTTGGATGATGTCCGATTGATTTATATCCTCCCATCATACCGCCTCTATTATCACCTAAATTATAATCACGCCCCGCTTTGTTAGATACGAACGGCTTAAAATACATTTTAGGTCTTGATTTAATAAAATCAATTTTTGATTTTTCTATCTCGTCAATAATTTTCTGGTTTGATAACATCTTACTCATAATATATATATATAATATATATATTATAAAAAAAATAAATTAATTAAATATTATTTATTTTAATAATTTATGTAATTTTGATTTACTCATATGTTTTCTTCCACCTTCTTCACCATGATGTTTTTTCATTCCATTCATGTGTTTAGCGAATTTATTTATAGACATAGGACCTTTATGCATTCTACCACCAACCGCATTATGAAAAAATTCTTCATCTACTTTTCGACTTTCGTCATCTGTTGATTTTGCTTCTAATACGGCGGTTCTGTCAAGGGTCGCAGTGAAAAAACTTGTTTGGCCTAATTCTGTCACGGCAAATCCATTTAGAACCGTCATCAAACAAATTTCTGGTTGAATTGTGAAAGCCTGATTATTAGAGCAGTTAATAGTTATTTGTAAATTGAATTGTCCAATACTACTATTTGATAATAATTCATTAAGAGATAACCATTTAGCTGGATTTATAACTAACATTGAGCCTAAAGTTGGGATAATGGTCACATTTCCGTTGTTGATAGCTGTAGCGGACCCTTTCCATGAATAATATGATTGTGTTGAACCTGAATCGACTGAAATCTGATAAAGCTGAGCAGAATTTGCTGAGGCTAATAGACCACTGGAATTATTCAGATTTACCTGAATTGAATTTATAGGAAGAAATGAATCAGTATAAGCCCAATTTTGTTGAGATAAAGGGACTCGAACACCCAGAACTATAAGAGAACTTATTTGATTGAGCTGAATATTTTGCATGGTTATATTTGCAGATTGCCCTGGAGCAATAGATGGAGAATTAGATGATGGACTGATATAACGAGGATAATCAACATATGATGTTACTGATTTTGTAGATACTTTAGAATATTGTAAATCTGTAAGAGTTAAGAAACTA